CGGCGTTGGTTTTGCGCAGTCTGCGCCTAACGTCGTCACTTCTGTTCGCCAGGTTCACTTCGCTGATACTGGCGCAGGTGTTGGGCTTGACTCCGATACCGAAGCTCGTGCTCCGGTTAAGAGGACCAAGCCTCTTCCTCCTGTCCCACAACCGGCTCGTGCGCCTGAGTACGTCCCTTTTCGCGATGAAGCGAAGAAGGGCAAGAACAAGAAGAATCGTACCGCTGCACCCCGTGCTCGCATTGTTAATAAGCCATTCTGGTTCTATGAACAGGATATTGACTCTGTTCAATTTTATGATCCTGAACAACAAGATTGGCGTTTTATCAATGAAGATGATGATTTTGATGAGCAAGGGTTTTACGAAGTGGTGATGAAGGACGGTCGTCGTCAACTCATCTGGTTTTCTTACGCCGATGAGCTTGATGCCGAAGATCGTGAATATGAGCGGCACTATGGTTACGAAAGTTACCGTAAGCGCCTTGCTGTCGTCAACTATGAATCTTCAATCGTTGAGAAGTATCTTAAGAAGGTCGACGTCAGCTTTCGCACACTTGAGGAGTTTCGACCTGAAATTTCTCAGAGTTGTTACGACCATATTTACGAGTTGTTGGTACGTGGCAGGAATGCTCTCCTTGCCGTTCGCGACCGTCCGACTCAACCCATCTCTCAATTGGTTGCAGACCAAGCGTCCACCGTTTCGACCGCTTCAAGCTCGAAACCCGTGGCGGTTGAGTCTGCCATGGTTACCAACGTTATTCCCGTTCCCGATCCCCTTGTCAAAATAGTCGGCAATTATGGTCCTCATGGTTGCTTTCATTATCAGTGCCCTATGCACTGTGAGAGCACTAAAAAACCATGCGGTCGTGTTTGTCGCGGCCCGTTCTGTCGTCACGGTCCCGAGTGTGTTTGTGAGCCGGCTGATGCCCCCGTTGCGGAGGCTAAGCCTAAGCAAAAGGCACCGGTCAAGCGTGATTCGCAGGACGGTTTCCCTGTCATGGCTGCTGACTTTCTTTCTCTTCCTATTTCCTCCTGCAAAAACTGCACTGTTCGCCATCGGCCCGGTGTTTGCTTTCACGGCTCTGATGCCATGAAAGAAAAAGCACTTAAGGCTGTACGGCGTTATTTGCAGCAAACCGAAGTCCCTAATGCCTCTGTTCTTCGCAAGATTGAGTTGGGCCTTACTAAGGTTACGACTGAGTCTGCGGTGCGTGGCAATCAACAAATCCCACTCGGCCAAGGAAAAAATTCCATTCCCATGGCTGTAGTTAAGGTTTTGTTGGGGGATTGCGAGCAGAGAGGAACGCAAACTGATCGTGGTGTTGTGACAAAATTGCATATCCAGCGTAAGGCTGGTATGCTGGAGATTCCTCTTCGTGAACTCCGCTTCACCATCGTATCTCTTTACAATCCCGCTCAGCGTATTGATTGTGTTGGCGCTTTTGAAAACCTCGCTTATTCTGATGACATTCTCATTCCTGTTCTCTGTCCTGGTGCTGGTGTCATACCGATCCGAAACTTCACGGACCCCGTTGTACGGGAGTCTGTTGGTTTCTGGACCGGTGACGCTATGAACACTGGTACAGTCGTTGAGATTGTTGAGCAGGGTGTTTTCGGCTCCGAGGTCGTCATTTCATTCTCCACCAAAGAGGGTGACTGCGGCTCCCCATATATCCAAAATGGGAAAGTCTGCGGCATCCATGGGCTTGGGGATCAAAATGACCGAACCAATCGTGGATCCGCCATTACGAAGTCTTATCGGGACTGGTTGCTTCTGCAGCCGGTTCTAAAAAACTGAGCTGGTGCCCCATTCTCCCCCGGGGCCAAATAAGGGAGGGGGAGGGCTTTGAGCGACCTAAGCCGAATTCCATTCATTGGATCGCTCAAAAGTCGGGCTTCAGGCCCATTCGACGATGCCAAGAAGGCTGGCGCCCTCTGGCTCAAACGCGATTCCGGCGTATTGATGGCTCTCCCGTACACGAGGACTCCTTTGAACCAACCACTAAAAATGAGATTATGTTCCTTAAGTGGTTCGAAAAGTTGAGTCGTGCGCGGGGAATTCCCAATACTCCCTCCGAAAACATCGAGGAATACAAGATTCTTCAGTCCGAGTTTTCTCGTTTCATGCCCTTCGGTTTTTCCACAATCGAAGAAGCTCTTAGCGATTTGGATTGGACTAAAGATCCTGGATTCCCCTGGGACTGTACCTGTAAAGACAATTTACAAGCGTGGGAAAAGTACGGTAGATTGATTCTTATCGTTACTTGGTACATACTTGTTTGTCCAGGCCCTATTGATCTTGACCTGGTTGCTGAGTGGTATTTTGACCACAATTTGCACCCTTATGTTCTTGAGTTGCTTGATTGCATGCTCAATGGTCAAGAGGTCCCTATTTATGCTCGTGCTTCTCAAAAAGACGAGCTCAATTTGGCAGATAAATGCACTCGCATTTTCTGCCCATTTCCTTTGCACCATCGCCTAGCTACTGCCGTCTGCTGTAAGAAGCAGTGTGACCGCCTCATTGAGACGTGTCTTCAACACCCTTCCGCAGTGGGGCTTAAGCTTCCTGGTAATGGTCTTAATGTTCTTCTCGCCAAGCTGAAAAAGTTCCCTGACGGTTATGATTTTGATCACACCGGTATGGATACTGGCATGGCTGATGTTGAACCAATTTGTCGATTCTTTATGGATTTCATGCCTGAATGGCTGTTTCCTGCTTTTGTGTTCCTCTTCGCCACGGCGTATCACGCTTCTGTGATCGTTGACGGCTGGATATACGTTGCTTCGTTCAACCCATCCGGTTGGTATCTTACCACCATGATGAACACGTTTAAGCTGGTTAAGTCGGTTGTTCGTGGCTGTGCCATAATTTGTACAGAAGTCCCTCCTATCGTTAGGAGTGGTCGTTCCTACCCTGACTGGGTCGCCGTTCGCTGGCACCTAGAAGTCTTCGGGGGAGGTGACGATGGCGCTTATTCTACGGATCTCAAGTCCCTCAATATAGTTCGGTATGCCCAATGGGCTGCCACTAAAGGGATGTATCTTGAGACGGAATATTCTGAACCACGTGACCCTCTCGAATTGACATTCTATTCGCACCGGCTGACTAAGCTTCACAGCACATTTTATCGGCGCACTTTTC